ACAGTCTTAGGCGTAGGTTCAGGTTCAGGTTTAGTTTCAGGCGTAGGCGTAGGCACTTCATCTTTAGGAAGGAAAGGAATGATTGCGCTGCTCGCTGGTGGTGGCGTAGTTTGAATAGTTGCTAGCGCACCTTCAAGCACAGTAATCTGTCCTTGATACTTATTGATATCAGCGTCAATCTGTGCAACTGTTTTAGCAGTAGCATCACGGATTTCTTGTAACGCATCTTTGTATTCTTGAACAGCGATAGCAGTTGATTCTGCTAACTCTGCCACCATTCCAGCGAGGTTTTCAGTAAGGTCTTTGCCGACCTGCGCTAATTGAGCAGTCAGTTCTTCGGTAGCCAAAACGATGCCTGAGTTCATCTGCTTAGCAATAGCATCAACGCCATGCTGTGACTGTTCTTCTAAAGCAAGCCAATAACCTTGAAGTTGTTGGATTGATTCAGGAGTTGAGTTAAGGATTGTCTGTGCTAACTCATGCCCGACATCTGGACCCTGAGCAATAACCTGCTCAATGAAAGTCTGTGTGAATCCTAATCCGCTTAACTTCGCGGCATCATTAGCAAGAGTCTTCGCTTTGCTTGTCTGTAATCCCAGCGCACCAAGCAGTTTTTCAACTGTTCCGCCTTTAAGATACTTACCCTCAAAGGTAAGCGTAGAGAAAATATCGCCAATACTCTTTTGAGTCGCTGAACGATACACTCCGCGTATCTGGTCTACGGACTGCTTGACAATTTCAGCTGCTCGCTTAGATGCTTCACCTTGCGCCTGAGCAACTGCTCGGTCATGGTCTTTCTGCATCTTAGCCAAATCTTTAAGATGTTCTTTTGTTAGTTTGGCTTCTTGTAGATTCGCTTCTTCAATTACGCGAGCGCGTTCTTTTTTAAGTTCATCAATCTTTTGGTATAGCCCAATGATTGCGTTAATGATGTCATCTTGCAGTTTCTGCAAATCTTCTAATGATGAGCCGATAAGACCCATGACTGTATTAACAGAATCCTCAGCACGCTTCAATGCGCTTTCGGCAGAAGCAATTAACGCCTTGTCTGTTCCCTTGACTGCGTTCTCGTATGCTCGCTGTGAAGCAATCAATGTCGCGTTAGCACCAGCAAACTGTGATGATGCTCTATTGTAAGCAGACATCAAAGTGCCTACTTGCTCAACCAACTGGTCTACTGGGTCAAGTAATCCAAAACGAATAGCGTCTTTAACATCACGCTTGACTAAGTATTTCCATTTAGCGTGGATATCTTTAGCAGTATCAATCATAGCGTTCTTGAAATCAAGCGCACGCTGACGAGCATTGATTAAAGCATCAGATACTTCTTTGACATCATTAGCGACACCACCGCCAACTCCGTTATCAAATCCCGGAATCTTTGGAATCTTGAAATCCCATGTGATGGTTAATTTTTTACCGAACGCTTTATCTACTGCTTTTCTATAATCTTCAAACTTATCAATTTGCTTTTGGTATCCAGCATTGATGTCGTCAATTCCCTTTAATGCTGCTTGACCCTCTTTGACCCAATCATCTTTTCCAAAGAGTTTTCCTAAAGCAATACGGGCGTTGATGCCAGCGCGTTGCATAACGAGCATGCCATTAGCAAGTGTTGTCAGTATTCGATAGATAACTTCGCCACCAGTTATTACAACCTTGACAACATTAGCGAAACCTTTACGGAAATCTTCCGAACTGTTATATGCTTTCACGAAAGCGAAAGCGACAGCGAATACCGCTATGGCTACTCGCGCAATAGGTGATTTAAGTAGGGCGACAGTAAGTAAAGCGAGTTTCTTAGTCAAAGTTACAACGGCAGGTATCAAAGCGATTGTGATTGCAGCAGCGAGCGCGATTACAAATTCTTGGTTTTTTCTAACCCAATCACCACTCTTGGTTAAGCCACCAACGAACTTGTTTAATACTGGCAATACTCTCATACCGATTTGTTCGGCTAGAGCATCAATGTTTTCTGTGAGAACAGCGATTTGACCAGCGAAAGTTTTAGTATAAGCAAGAGCCTGACCGCTAATGCGTTGCTCTAATTTGCCCATCGCTTCTTCGATTGCTTCTGCTTTAGGCTTTGCTGCATCAAGAGTGATACCGAACTGAGTGAAGATACGAGCATTACCAGCCTGAGCGCGTGTCAATGCTCTTGCTGCATCTTCCATGCTCATAGTACGGGCGCGAGCGAGGTCAGCAGATAACGCTAATAGTTTATTGCTCTTTTCAACATCTTGCGTTGCTGTGATAAGAACTGTATAAGCATCGGCTGCTGCATCAGCGCCAATACCTAACTTGCCGTAACTATCCATCAACTTAGAAGTTGCTTCAAGATTCGCTTCTGTTGCTACGCCAGCATTAGCCATGGCTTGACCAAGTCGAGTGTATGACTTCTCTAACTTGACCATCTCTTTGATGCCGTATGCAGCGAAAGCAGCGAACGCTAGACCCATTACTTTCAATGCTCTAGTGCCTACTACGGCTGCTTTCTGAAATCCTGTTAAAGCCTTACCTGCTTTTAGAGCCTTCGCTTCCATAGTGGAAAGTTCTGTATTTACTTTTTTGAATTGAGCGATAGCCCCAGCAGCGTTTGCTTGTATTTCAAAGATTACTGGTGGTAAAAAACCATTCATCTTAATCTCCTAAAATACTTGTTGGTTATCTGCGGAAGTACCATCATTCTAAACCTTGCGTAAGCAGGTGCCATGTAAGGGAACATAGTTCCCGGACGCCAGTTTCCGCCACCTAGTTCGACTCTGCGACCATACACAATAGTAGGTCCAACAATAGCCGAGTAGTTGGCGAAACCGACATTAAACTTTTCACCCGTAATAGAACGGCGTAAATCACCTGTGCGGTTCATAGGCGGTAGCCCTGATATCGCTTTGGTGTAACGACCATTCACTTTAGGACGCTTGCCGACAATCTGTTCTTTAGATAATTGTATCAAAGCAGCCATCATCTCATCACGCATGAGTCTTGCTTTGATGTCTAGGCTTTTAGTTTCTTTAGCCCAGACTTGCTTTACTAAACGAAGATTGTTAGGTATCACTCTTTATTCGCTTTCACCTTATCAACCATTACGGCGATTGAAACGAGCCAGTCTACAAGATAAGCAGGTTGCTCATCTATTTCATTAGGTGTCCAACCGAACTTTTCAGCGGCGAGGTAATAGAAATACTCATCATCAGGATAAGTAAATGCTTCGTGCCTCTCTCCGCCTTCAAGTGTCCATTTTAAGCGTTGGAGTTTTCGAAAGGGCTATCAGGGTCATTCGCTGATTTGTCGTTTTCAGTTAATCCCGGAAACAGAACAGCCTGTGCCTTTCCTGCTTCTTCGCTCAATGCGTCGTAATCAGCCATAGTCAGTTCATCAAGAACTGAAATTTTGAGTGAAGGCAATAGCATGTCAAATGACCATTCCTCAATCAAGATAGCGATTAAACCATCAACGATAGATAGTGCTTGCATCAAACCTTCTTCGCCATTAGCAGCGCGTAAAACCTTCTTGCGGTCTTTTACGCGTAGCGTTGCTGGGTCACGGAATGTTGCGGTTGCTCCCGATGGGAGTGTGATTGTTCTTTTCTCTGTCATTCTATTTCCTTCCGATAGGTTGCCTTCACATTATAGGACTAGAGGGAGTCGGAGCAAGTGTGGGAAGGCGGCACACTCGCTCTGATACAACTCCCTCTAGCCGACTTACGCCATTACTTACTGGTAAGTTCCAGATGTAACAGCATTCTGAAGTGTCCACTTGATAGGAGCGTAACCTAGAGTTGCGCCAGCATCTGTGGTGTTAGCAATCGCAGCGATGTCTACTGTAATGCTGACATGGTCGCCTGAGCGGTCAATAGCAGCAGTTGTGTATGCACCCTTAGTGATTGTGAAAGCAATAGATGTTGCAGATGCGCCAGTTCCCTGTGCGAATGTGCAAGTCAATGCTGGTTGTGTGTTGCTTAGGAAGTTAGTAAGTTGGTCGTCATTTTCCATAACGAATGTCATGTTACCTGTTGCATCAAGCGCACCAACGAATACTTCATAAGGACCTTGGTCGGTATTGATACCGAAGATAGCCTCAGCCTTGCGTGTCATTGTAACGCTTGCTGCGGTTGTATATCCGATAGTGCTACCGCCAACAGATACAGCACCGCGCCATACAGGAGTCGGCGTGACTGCGCTGAATGATGGTGTTGCTGCTGCTGTTGTTGAAGATGGGTGACCCATCAACTTTGTTGTGTATTCAAGCATTCCATCTGAGTTAAAGGTGAGAGTGAAATCTGTTACCTTGCAGCCCGGATAGAAACGATTGCCTGATACATAATAATCTTCAAGTGTTAATGAAGTTGGCTGAGCATCTCCTGATGTCGCGTTCTTCAATGAGATTGTATGTGTGTAAGGTGCTGATGCGCCCACAGTTGCTACTGAACCCATGATAGAGCCAAGCCACCAACCGACTGTGTCTGCAAATGCTGGACCTGCGACATCAATCTCTGTGTGACGACGACCTTGAATGTAGGTGTAGTTTTCCGCCATAGAACCGCGAAGTCCTGTGTCGAATAGTGGTGCAATAATATCAACAGGTTTCAATGAGTCTTTATTGACTGGAACGAATGCTGATGCTACTACTGGTGTTGCTGGTGTTACCTCTTTAGCGACTCCGAGGTAACTGCGTACGGATGGTTGGGCTGATGCCATTTATTCACACTCCTGCGGTTGTGTCAGACGAGGCTGACTGCTTGTTGGTGTCTTCTTTTGCGATTGGTGCTGTTGGAACCGCAGGTGCGGTCTTAGCAGATGATAATGATAATCCCGGAGCCGTTAGCCCATCAGGACCATCAAATGAATCGCCTTGCTTAGCGACTAGACCAAGTGTTGGAAACACTAAATCTACTTCGCCGTTGTATGTGTAACGAGCCATTGGGATTCTCCTATTGTTCTATCATTTCAGTTACAATAAATCGGATAGCGCACCAAGTTTCTGTTGCGCCACCCTCGTTGGTAAGCGGTTCGCCATACTGAACAGAGATGCTCGGTTCGGCTGCTTGCCAAATCAAATTAGGGTTTGTTTCCCCTAGAGTGTGCTGTCCTTGTCGAAGCCTTGTCTTCACAGCATCTATCAAATTATCAAAGTCGTCCATAGCGTCTTCTGCATTACGCTGAAGTGAGTGATGGAAGATTTGTAACGCTACTGAGTAATCAACTCTTTTCCAGCCATATCCTTCACCGACTGGCATAGCCCCAACGCCACCGATAGCAATACGCTGTTCATCTTCGCTTTCAAGGAAGACTACTGCTGCTGCTCGGCTGTTCTGACCGGGAAATGAATTAACTTGAAAGTCAATACGCTTAGGAAACGAGGTAAATACTTGATTGAGTGTTTCTATCTGAGCCGTTGCTATCCAAGATTGGACTGCTTCGCGTACAACCTTGCGACTCATTATCTAATCCTACGATAAGGCTTCAATAAATCCATAGCCATGCTAATGTCGTTTGTAATGTTTTGATTAACGCCAGTTGAAGATGTGACAGGTGCAGTTCCAATACCCATAGTCATAGAAGCATCTCCGCGCACTTTAAGCATAGAAGTTGTAACCAAGATAGCAGCCTCTTTAATTGCTGGTGGTAATGCAGAGAATGAAACTCCTGCTGTGTGAGTATACACCAATGGCGCAGTCAAAGGAACTGTCGTTGAGCCGAATACATAAGTGTCTGCGACTGTAACATTTTCAGAATACATACCATCATAAATCTTCATTTGTAATCCATCAACAATGCCAGTTCCGTCTGTAACAGTTAGCGTTGATTGAGTTGCTGTCGCTGAGGCGATAAGCGTATTAGCATATCCATTTACATAAGTGTATTTGATAAAGCATTGTTGTCCTGATGTAGTTGGAAAGCCGAACTGCAAAGGACCTTGACTTGTAATGCTTGTTGAAAGATTGGCATAAGGATAAAGGATTTGCTGGTCTTCAATCCATGCGCTCGCGATGTTAGTAGCGGTAATTAGATTAGTTGAAGGATAGCCGTATTGAAGTGCAGTCAAAGCAATTACTGGTGAGTAGCGTGGGTGAAACTTGATATATCCGTCAGGGCTAATGCGTGTGCGTTGTGATTCTGTTTCTGTTGTCGCGCCTAAAACTTGATTACAGTATGTATCAATCCAACTAGATGCGCGTGCAATTACATTGACTAACTCGCTGTTCTGAACATCAGGGTCGCTAGAGTTGAAGACAAGATTGTCAATGTCAATAGATGTCGGCGCATTACGGTACTCATCAGCAGTTAAATAAGATGCTGTTAATCCGTGAGTGCTTGGGTTGATTGATTCAGCCACTTGACCCGTCCATTTCTATGCG